ATGGCAACTTTTAAACGAGATGGAAAATGGTATATTAGCGGAAGGATTAAAAAAGAAGACGGATCGATTTATAGGTATACAAAATTAGCTAAAGAATGCAAATCCGTCAATGAAGCAGCAGAGTACGAAGTTGATTTTAGAAAGCGCTGGCAAAATATTCAGTTGTCACGCAGTCAACAATCTTTTGCGGAATTGGCAGACGAATATATCAAAAGTGAAGTAAATGTAAAAACATCCACTGTGCAATCTGATAGAGAGGCAGTTAAAAAGTGTAATACAGTATTTGGTAAAAAGAAAATCAATATGTTTAACAAACAATTCCTGCAGGACTATATACGGGGATTAGAAAAGACATACAGCAGGGCGTACGTGTCAAAGCTGTACTATACAATCAAAAAGATTTTTGCGTATGCCGTGCAGGAAGATTACCTTGAAATAAATCCTATGGATAAAGTGCGCAGAACAGTGAATAAGGATGAAGTGAAAAAAGAAATGATGATCTGGGAGCCAGAACAGTTTGAAACATTTATACAGTTTGTGTCTGATGATACATATGCTATTTTCTTTAAATTTTTATATTTTATGGGAACACGGCGCGGTGAAGCTCTTGCTTTACAATGGAAGGATGTAGACTTTGAAAAAAACACAGTAAATATCTATAAGTCTATATCAAAAAAAGTTAATATTAATTACGGAATAACGTCACCTAAGACTAAAAACAGCATAAGGAATATATCTATGCCTGCTGAATTAAAAACCGCTCTAATTGAGTGGAAAACGAAACAGGAGAAGCTCTATGGATTTGGCGATGATTGCTTTGTATTTGGTTTTGCCCGTCCCCTTGCTTTCACGTCAATTACACGACAAATGGAAAAAGCCTTGCAAAAGGCTGGTAGTGAAGGATATGATTTACCGAGAATCAGGATACACGATTTCCGTCACTCGCATGCATCTTTCTTAATCAATAATATGTCGGATAAGTTTACTGATTTTGATGTGGCAAAGAGACTTGGTGATACAGTAGCCACTTTACACGATACCTACGCTCACTGGTTTAAGCAAGCTGATAGGGCGATAATTGAAGTTATGGATGGAAAGGCTACAGAGATGGAAAAATCATCTACAGCACCTAAAACGAGTAAATATGATGAACTTAAGGAGCTTAAAGAGTTGCTTGATTTGGATATCATAACGTCAGAAGAATTTCAGATAAAAAAGAAACAGCTTCTAGGCATATAAAAAAAGCCGCTACAATCAGCGGTTTTTTATATCAAATAGAATATTGAATAAAGGTATGTTTTTATTCGTATACACGCAGTACCCGAGATAGCTAACTCCTGCTATGAAAACGGTAGCAATAATAATAAGTATTATATTAAGTGTGCTAAGTTTTAGTTTTTTTTACTATTTGCTGAGTGCTCCCGTATTTCTTGTTTTGCATCTTTTGATTTTATCAACGATACAGCCGCAAGTACTGCACAAATTAAGCACCAGAATGCCCATATATACAAATCTGTAAATTTTCCCGCCATTGTGAATCCACATAATGCTGCGATGCCATAAAGTATGATGATTGCGATGTTACCGCCCTTTGTGCCTTTTCTTGTAACGATTGACACGATACCACCTGCAAGCATCATAATAGATACGATCAATCCTGCGCTACCGCTTACCTCCCCAGAGGCTTCCAGAGCGTTTACGGTGCCCGCTGCACAAGACTGTAGCAACACAAACAAGCAAAGTACGATAGATAAGATTCCGGATACTAATTTCCAAGTTTTCATTTTTTCTTTCCTCCATTTAAGATAATCACATTATATCACACAATATTATGCATTCATAGCGGATAATGGAAATTTTTACCTATTATACAATATATGTAAAAATATCAAATAACTTGCTATAATATATACATGCTTTGCAAAGGGTGAATATAGTGGGAGGATAGTATCATGAATGAGAGTGATTATAAAATAAGAATATTTAAAATGTTGAAAAGCATTCATTCTTTGCGTGTTTTAGAGACAATCTACAATATCATTTTAAGACATTATAAAAAAGCGGATTAACCTCCGCTTTTTTTATTCACTTTTTCTGCTAACGTTAATAGAAAATCTTTAATTGCTTTTTGTTGCTCGTCTGATGCTTCCAGGTAAGTCTGAATAATCATTTTGTCATAATCATCCAGTTTGAACTCATCAACAAGCTCTTCAATAATGCTTTCTGGAATAGCTGTAAACATTTCGCCTTTGCCATCTTCTAGCCAGAACGGATCTACGTTGAATTCACTTCGAAGAAGCTTGATAAGAGATTCTGTTACTTTGTTTTCGCCCTTTTCAATTTTCGATACTGCAGAATTAGTGATTCCAAGCTTAGCACCAAATGCTTCTTGACTGAGTTTTAATTCCTTGCGTATTGACTTAAACCTATCATTTATAGTCATATTAGCCTCCTTTCTCTTATATAATACAACATAAATTTGATTTAATCAATATTTTATATTGACATATTTGATTTAATACAATATAATATGGATGTAATCAATAAGGAGGTGAAAGAAAATGTTATCAAAAGAAGAGGAAAGTGCCAAAGAGAAAGTTATTATCTCTTTGTCTGAGCGAATTATCAAAGAATTAAAAGACACTTCCATACAAGATGATGAAAGTGCCTTAGCGGAATTAATTCTTGGATTTGCAAAGCTGTTGAGTGTTTAATCAGTTTCTGATTTTGAAAATGATTCATAAATTTTATTAAAGTATTTTACAACATATTCAGCGCTTTGCTCAGGTGAAGTATTATGGTAGATTAACTGATGTTCAATGGCTGTTTTTGTAAATTCTTTGGCGAGTGCGAACGCATCTTTATCTGTATACTTCTCTTTCACTATCTGACACCCCCTTTCCTTACAATATTATCACATTCATAGGAAAGGTCAATTATTCAATCACAAAGGAGGTGAAAGAAAATGAATGGTTTTTTTGAATTAGAAGATGATACCGCTAAAACTATTTTGAAGATTGATGGAGAACCTGTAGGAACAGGGGTATGTGAATATACTCTGCATCACAAAGCTGGTGAACTGCCTTCCATTGATATCATAACAGATATCGGTGTGAATGGAAGTAAAAAAATTCACTATAAGGGTGTTCTATGCAATGAAAAATATGCGGTATATTGCCCTGAATGTGGATTTTTATTAGGGGTGACAATGTTTGAAGACGGACAGATTATTTGTCCAGTATGTAAAAAAGCAGCTTCACGCAAATGAAGCCGCAATTTGATATAAAGCGATGATGTCTGAAACTCCAATTTTAGGAAGTTTGTCTTTGATTTTTTCCCAACGCGACTTAGGTTTGATCAAAGCAATCAATTCATAACCATAATTGGTTATGTCAGTGATTCTTCCAATTGGTTCAGCAATGTAAGGAGGTGATGTAATGAAAAAAGAAAAGCTTCCAGAAGCTAGAGTAAAGGGAGCGGAGATTGCTGAGATATTGGCATATCTGAAAAGCAAGGGGTTTTCTTTTGAAGGAGAGGACAAAGGGTATTTAAAGTGCTTACTTGATACGAACAGAATGCCGAAACGCAAGCGGACTTAGAAAGGAGGAAAGTTATGCACGAGTTAATAAAGATTCAACACGACAACGACCGTATAACGGTACTGGCAAGAGATTTACATGGATTCTTGGAAATTGAAAGTAATTTCACAACATGGTTCAGACGTATGTGCGAATATGGATTTGAGGAAACAAAAGACTTTGTTCCATTTTTGGAAGAAAGTACAGGCGGACGCCCAGCCACTGATTATCAGATTACTATCGAAATGGCGAAAGAAATCGCTATGATTCAACGTAACGAAAAAGGTAAACAGGCAAGACAGTATTTCATTCAACTAGAAAATGACTGGAACAGTCCACAGAAAGTCATGGCAAGAGCATTGCAGATGTCACAAAGAGAATTACAAACACTGCGTATAGAAAATGAAGAAATGAAGCCTAAGGCATTATTTGCTGATGCAGTATCAACAAGTCATGACAGCATTCTCATAGGACAGTTGGCAAAGCTCATTAAACAAAATGGATGCGATATCGGGCAAAACAGGTTATTTACATGGATGCGAGAAAACGAGTATCTCTGTACCAAAGGAGATAACTACAATATGCCGACACAAAAAGCAATGGAACGAGGACTGTTTGAAATCAAAGAGCGGACAGTCAACAATCCAGACGGAAGTGTTAGAACAACACGAACCACAAAAGTAACGGGAAAAGGGCAAATTTATTTTGTGAATAAATTCTGCATACATAAGGGGTGATATTATGCCTATTGCAAGATTTGTAACAGCCAAGGACATTCAGCGTATTCACAATGAGCGAAATCCAGAGAACCCGATTGGGTATGGTATGGCTTGCACGATAAAACAAACATGCCGTGAGAAATATGAAAAAGAGTTCGGAAAAGTTAAGCTATACGATGAACGCAAAATTCCTTTGTCATGGTATGAAACGTATTTCGGTGAGGATGTATTTGATCCTAGGAAGAAACGTAAGCAGGAAAGGAAGTGAGTGAGATGGATGAAAAAAAGACCTATCAAGAAGATAGATCTGTAGAGAGTCAACTGAAAGAATGCAGATGTGTAGCAGATATGATTCTTTTGCTGGCTCAGGCAGTCGATGCCATACACAATCGCACAGAATGTACAAAAGGTATACAGTCCTCATTTATGACTGACGCCAAGGAAATTGCAAGAATCGTAGCACCATTCACAGCACGTGAGTTATCTCTAAGTAAACCAAAGCGAAATATACGTAACGAGTTACTGATTGATTCTGCCAGAAATAGCACACAGTTGTTTGTGGATGGAGTCGAATTAAAAAATGTCACAGACTTTATTATCATGCAGGATAGCGCATCAGAGCCCACAAAGGTAACAGTCACGTTTGAGTGTAACTTAAAGACAGAGACACTTAGTAAAGAAGATATACCCAATATTTCTAATGAGTAAAAATAAGAAAGGAGAAATGATATGGATAAAGTGAAAATTTATTCCAAAGACGGAGTTACACATATTTATGTCAATGGAAAAGAGCTTGATTTAGTGAAATACTTCTGTATAAAGCAAACGACAGATGATTCAGCACCATTGATATCGGTTGAATTCTATTCAGATATTGAAATTGAAGGGGAATATCGCCAGCTATCGTCTGCTTTAATAAAGAATCATTCATGAACGATAGGAGCATTTAGGTAAATAGGACATTCGTCAGGATTGTCACATTTTATATGATTCTCCATTTTAGAACACGAAAATCCTGATTTTTTGAATTGTTCTTCACGTGAGCCAAGAATGCGAATCCCTGTGTATTTAACTACAATGCAAGTGAATTGATTATCGACAGAGCATGTACCATAGCTTTCTTTATAAAAAAATGACATTTTTCCACCACCTTTCTCTGAACAAATATTAACACATACAGAGAAAAGGTCAATAAAACAGAAAGGACTACTCTATGAGAAAAAGAGTATTAAAAAAGATGCTCCCAAGTCTTAGCGGACAGAGCATCTAAAGACGAACCCTTATAAAAAGATTCATCTTTATTATAAGGGATACATATGCGAAAAGCAAGGGAGTAACGATATGGAAATCGTGATAGTTGCATGGCTAGGAAGTGTTATTGTTAGCGTATTGGTAGGAAATATCATAGGTATTTATTATTTAAAAGTCAATGATAACAAATGGGCTAATACGTTTGATGAATTTTGTAGCCACATAAGTGAAATCATTTTTTCACACAAGCAGTGTTGAATTGTATTTTAGCATGCTGTGTTATGGGATTAACAGCATATTGCGCAGGTAGAGTTAAAAGTGAATATCAAGGATATTTGCTGGCTTTGGTAATTTTAGAGTATGGCGTATATCTGAGCATTTTATAAACGATTGGTTCTTTGAAAACTGAATGAGGTTGTACGAAACATATAAAAACATCTTTACTTTTGGTTTAACCTAAAGTATAATATCTTTAGGCAAATCAGAGAGAAAGGAGGAAAGATGCCCAAGCCTAAAAAAAAGATGGGTAGACCTATGAAAGATAATCCCATTAAAATTCTTAAAGGTATAAAATTTGATGAAGTGCTTTTGCATGATGTCGAACAGTATGCCGAAAAGAATAACATGACTTTTAGTGAAGTAGTAAGGGCAGCATTAAAAGAATACATAAAATAAAAGTGGGCGTTGCGATTTAGTCGGCAAACCAGAGAGCAACACCCAGCACACACAACCTACAAGAGATTGTAATAGCATTGTATCATGTATACAATGTATTTTCAAGATATGCACAACCTCTTGTAGCGTTTCGCAGTATAGAAATGAAAACAGGAGGTTTTTTATATGTATAACAGCTACCTCATTCAGAAGGAGACAACAGAAGAATCTTGCATATTTTGCAAGTATTACAAACAGCACTATGTAAAATGTAGGACACAATACATTCCATGCTTTGCTGGACATTGTATGAAAAGACGTATGAAAGGTATTAAACCAGATTTTACATGTGATGATTTTATGAAGGAGGAACAAGATGGAATTACAAACATTTAATAACGACCAATTCGGAGTTTTAAGAACTGCCGAAATCGAAGGGAAAATTTATTATTGTGGAACCGATGTGGCAAAAGCACTTGGATATAACAAACCACAAGATGCAGTATCAAGACATTGTCGGTACTCCGTGAAACATGGAGTACCTCATCCACAGAATCCAACAAAAGAAATAGAAATGTCTTTCATTCCGGAAGGTGATGTATACCGATTGACAGCACGAAGTAAGCTGCCACAGGCAGAGAAGTTTGAATCATGGGTATTTGATGAGGTATTACCGCAAATCAATCATACAGGTGGCTACAGAGTGCCACAAAATCCAATGGAAGCATTACAACTTATGTTCGATGCTCAGAGGAATACAAATATGCGTGTAACAAATCTGAAAGAAGATGTGGACAATCGATTTCAGGATTTACCTTTAGTGGGCGATGAACCAGAAGAAATTGTATCAGAGGTAAACGCAATCGCCTTGAAGCTATTGGGCGGTAAAAAATCGAATGCCTATAGTGACAAATCACTACGAGCAAGAGTGTATCAGGATATTTGGCATGAGGTGAAACACAAATTCGGTGTGCGAAAGTACAAAGCTATCAAACGTAAATACATGCCGAACGTAAAAGCGGTATTGGAAGCTTATACATGTCCCCAAAATCTGCTGGAAGAAATATTTGCAGTAAATCAACAGGATGGAGCATCATGTGGGAATACATAGTAATCAGTCATGCAGCATTAACTATATACCTGGTTATCAGCATGTACAACACGCTGTGCATGGGAGTTATATGCGACCCCATCGTATTACTGGAGAATCATCATGAAAACCATCTATAACCGCATGGATCCAGACCACTACGATGATGAGTGGCAGCTGTCAGCAGACGAGCTGGCAGACCTGCAGGCGGAAGATGCAGAAGCTAAGAAAGAAGAAAGGATTACAGAATATGAATGACATCATGAAAAAGGTCATTGTATGTCCCAAGTGTGGGAAACAGGAATATTACGGTATGCTGCACTGGAGAGACGGAAAAGAAATGTGTCGTAAATGTATCTATGACGTGTGGGAAAGTGAAGGACCTTGGAGAAGAACCCCAAGTGATGAAGTTTTCCCGATCTACGAGGATGGCAAAGATTACACACTTATGACAGCTACTGAGCGTAGCACAAAATCAACACAAGAAATATTTTAAGGAGGAAGAGATATGTTACCAGCAATAAAAGTCTGGAAAATGGACTACAGTTTTATCATCAAGAATTATCTTAACCCTGCATTATGGCAGAAAACATGGACGCTGTTTGAGTATAAGGATTTTGTCATCACTATCAAATTGACAAAAATTGAAACGGAAAATATGAGAATTGTGTTTCGCCTGAACCTGCGGGACAACAGTAGACCGAATACATGGGGAGATCAAGAGGATGTATCATATTCCCTCAAAGGCAGCAGTATCAAATTTCTTATTAAAAACATAAACGGAGCTATATTCAGAATGATCAGTTATCACGAAAGGAACCATGTGCTTGAAGATTTACCCGTATATATAGATGCTAAACAGCAGGGTGATATCGAAATAGAGAAATTAACTGTCTTAGCATCCGAATTTTTGGACGACGAAGGCGTTACAAACGAGGAAATTAGAGAGGCGTATATTGACAAGTATGTAGATGATAACAAGCAAAACGATAAATACATTCAGAGGCTACGTAGCGCATACGAATATCATTTACTGACTGACTTTTATCTCGTGTTTGCAGAATCAATAGGTGACGATGCAAAGTATCAAACAGTCATGGATAAGCTGGAAGAGAACGAGATTGAAAATGTCTTAAAAGAAATCAACCAGTATAAGACATACATTGAAACAGACGATTATCAGGAGGAAATGAAAGGCCTTCTGGAAGAAATTTAGGAGGAAAATGTATGAGCAAAGTAATATGTGTTATGGGAGAGAGCGGAAGTGGTAAAACGACCGCAATGCGCAATCTTCCACCGGAAGAAACAGTATATATTGACTGTGATAAAAAAGGTCTCAGCTGGAAAGGCTGGCGCAATGAATACAATGCAGACAATAAGAACTACATGGTCAGCGATGATGCAGACAAAATTATGCGTATGCTTGTCAAAATCAGCGACAAGCGTCCAGAAATCAAATATGTAGTCATTGATACAATCAATGGCATCATGGTGGGCGATGAAATGCGCAGATGCAAAGAAAAAGGCTACGACAAGTGGATGGATCTTGCACAGTGTATATGGAATATGGTGGACACCGCTCCTACGCTGCGCGATGATCTCAATATCATATTTACAGCACATACGCAGACAGAGCGCGATGACAGCGGTTATATGTTTACTCGCATCAAAACGAGCGGAAAAAAGATTGACAAAATCTGTCTTGAAAGCAAATTCACAACCATCCTGAATGCAAAAGCTGCAGGCGGACGCTATGTATTTGAGACACATGCCAAGAACAGTACAGCAAAAACGCCTATGGGAGCATTTGAAGAGGATGAAATTGATAATGACATTATGGAAGTTATCAAAGTATTGGAGGAGTATTGACATGACGAGAAGTTTATATGAAATCAATGCAGCATACTTGCAGCTGTTTGAAAGAGTTGATCCAGAAACAGGAGAGATTCTGTTTACAGATGAGGAATTGGATGCAATCAAAGAAGAATTTGAAGTAAAAGCTGATAATATCGGCTGTTTGATTAAAGAGGTGAAGGCACTGATCAAGGCAAGAAAAGAAGAAATCGATGCTCTTAAAATGAAAAATGATTCAGACCAGAAGCGAGTCGATCATTTGGAAAAATACTTGTTAAATGCGTTGATGATGCGTGGTAAAAAGAAACTTGCTACCGCCAGAAACACCATAAGTACGAGAAACACAAAGTCAGTTTCTATTGATGCAGAAATTCTCATACCTAAAGAATATTTAAAAGTGAAAACAGAAACATCGCCGATGAAGAAAGAAATCGGTGCAGCACTGAAACAAGGAATTGACGTGCCTGGCTGTAGTTTAGTAGAGAAAACGTCATTAACAGTTAAGTAGGAGGATAAAATGGAACCAATCAACGGATGGAATGAATTAGAAGAAGCTGGAAGTTTTGAAAAAATTGAGTTAGGCGGACACATATGTGCAATCGTTGGCGCGCGCACAGAAGTATCTAAAAGTGGAAACAAGATGCTCGTTATAGCATATGACTTCGCACCAGAAGATAAACAACCAGGTTATTATGGTGCAATGCTTGCAGCGGATAGAAAGAAAGACCCGAATGCAAAGTGGAGAGGTACATATTATCAGGGGTATGGAACAGAACAGTCAAATCCATATTTCAAAGCTTTCATCAACCGGATACTGGAATCTAATCCTGGATACATATGGTCTTGGGATGAAGGAAGCCTGAAAGGAAAGAAATTCTGTGGCGTATTCGGTAGGGAAGAATATCTGAATGATAAAGGAGAATCAAAATTTTCTACTAAGTGTATGTATGTGAGGGCTGTCTCTGAAATTGACAACGTAACAATTCCGGAAGACAAGCTGCTAAAAAAGACAAGCGCACCTTCTGGCGGATTTACACCACAGCAGGCATATGCAAGTCATCTGGATATAAGGGATGATGATCTTCCTTTCTAAGCAATGAGCAAGTTGTATAAGCGCAACGGTGTCTATTGCATAGATGCCGTTGCATTAAAACAAACGGATGAAATGTTTCTTGATTGTGGAGATACGCTGGAAGTTGATATAAAGCTCATTGATAGACGGCATATAACAGATAAACAAAGGCGTTTTATCTTCGCTTTATGCGGAGAGATAGCACGATATACGGGCTATGATTCGGAATGGGTGAGAATGGAATTACAACAACAGTATGCATCAGTAATGGAAATAGAAGTGGAAAGTCTGTCTTCCTGCAGCATGACCTACGCAAACGGCTTAATACGGGCCATTATTGACTACTGCATATATAACGAGATACCGTTTGCTAAGAAGATTATTACGGACTACGAATATACATTCGACGAAAAGCAATCATATGCACTAGCTTTAAAAAGAAGATGCGTAATATGTGGGAAACATGCCGATATACACCATGTTGATGCGGTCGGTGCAGGAAACAATCGTCATAAGATATCGCATGTTGGTAAACGCGCCTTGCCTTTGTGCAGGGGATGTCATATAAAGTGTCACACGATAGGCAATGAGGTATTCATACAAGAGAATCACTTATCACCTTTTGCCATTGATAAGAAAATGGAATATTTTATCAAAAAAGGCGAATTAAAGGTGTTTGATGATGATTAACTACCCAGACGGACGCAAGTATACCTCTGCACAAACACCGCCCACAAAGCCTAAAAAGAGCAAGTATGGAGCAGTCAAAACAGAGGTAGACGGAATTAAGTTTGACAGCAAACATGAGGCATCGCGTTACGAAGAATTACGGCTACTGGAGCAGGCAGGGGAGATAACAAACCTCTGCCTGCAGGTGCCGTTTGAGTTAATACCCAAGAGCAAGTACGGTATGCCTATCAGATACATAGCAGACTTTACGTATAACGACGGAAACGGTCAGCCGATAGTGGAGGATGCCAAAGGAGTAAAAACGCCTGTGTACCGCTTAAAACGGCGCCTAATGGCTGAATTAAATGGTATTGAGATAAAGGAGACATGAAATGAATTGGGAAGAAATGAAAAACATCGTAGAACGATGTGTTCCAGAGGATTTGCTCAAAGAGTATACGATATGTATAGAAATTAGTTGTGCAAGTGCTAATACAAATGAAACACGTATTGAGATAGACAACAGCAAATGTGAGATTTTTGTCACAGAAAGCTAACAGATTGAGGTGGTAATTTGGCAGAGAATAAACGCTACTACTATTTGAAACTGGAGGAAGATTATTTCACAAACAAGGTGCAGAAAGCATTAAGGAAACTTCCTTCTGGGGCGGAAATGTGCCTGTGTTATCTAAAAATGCAGCTGCTTGGTTTAAGAACAAATGGAGTGCTAATCTATGACGGAATTTATGAGACTTTTGAACAGGAAATATCCGAAGAGATAAGCGAAGATGAAAACATTGTTAAATTGACTTTAGGTATGCTGCGTAAATGGAATTTGATTGCGGATGAATCAGATAATCAAATATACATGCAAGAAATGCAGGGGCGTTTTGGTTCAACATCAGAAGTAGCTCAAAGAGTTGCAAAGCATCGAGAAAAACAGAAATTGTTACAATGTAACACACCTGTAACAAAAAGTAACGTAATAAAAGATATAGATATAGAGTTAGATAAAGATAAAGATAAAGAAAAAGATATATTGTCTGATTCTCGCGAATCCGACGACGTACCTCATGGTAAAAAGGACGCAGAAATTGATAATATACCTTACAAACAAATCATTGACTATTTGAACGAGAAAGCAGGAACTCAGTATCGCTATAAAACTCCAAAGACAAAGGAGAAAATAAAAGCGAGGTACAACGAAGGTTTTTCTTTCGACGACTTTAAAACGGTCATTGATAAAAAATGTACAGAATGGCTTACAGATTCTGAGATGTGCAAATATTTACGGCCAGAAACATTGTTCGGCACCAAGTTTGAGGGATACCTCAATCAGCCTGTAAACGTAAAACATGAGAGCAAACAACTACCAGCATGGTGGGATAATCAAGACTTGATCAAAGTTGAATCAGAATTTAGTGAGGAGGAACTCGACAAGAAAATAGAAGAACTTAGAAACAGCTTATAACGAGGAAGGAGAGAGATAACCACGGACAATACAAAAGTCGTAAAAGCGATGGAGCGCATAGAAGCGTTATACCACGATACTGGCGGTAAGTGCTACGTATCATTTAGCGGAGGAAAAGACAGCACAGTTATACTCGCCCTTATAAAAATGTGCGAAGAGATATATACATTACCACCCAATGCCATACCTGCTGTATTTTGCAATACTGGCATAGAGCTAGGCGCAACAGTTGAGTTTGTGCAATGGGTAAAAGACAACTATTACTCTAACGTGCAGATTATTAGACCAGACCCTAAACGAGCGTTTGACTGGATTGTAAAAAACAAAGGTAAACCGATAAAATCAAAATTAAAATCAGAAAATATCGGTAAAATGCAACGTAATGACAATCCTTTTTATCTACAACAATTACTAGGTGACGATACAGGACATTATAAAAGCACAAAAATCGCTAATAAGGACATGCATATATTACACCCGGATTTTGACATCAAAGTCAGTAACAAATGCTGCGACATACTCAAAAAAGACCCATTCAAAAAATATGCTAAGATAAATGGCATTTTAGGTAATTTATTGGGTGAGCGAGCCGCTGAGGGTGGTGCACGTAAAGCAAACATGGAAAGTAGGTTGGCAAAGGGCGGTAAAGCCTGCACTAGATACAGAAATGGTCTAATCGCAAAAATGCCTTTGATTGATTGGACGGACAAAGACATCGAAGACTTTATCAATGAGCATAACGTACCTTTATCCAAAGCGTATGCTGAGCAAGGTTACGAGCGTACAGGATGCTTCCTGTGCCCTTATTCTTTACAACTTCGGGATAAATTAGTCAAATTGCATAAGTATGAGCCATTACGTTATAAAGCTGCTATGTACTGGCTAAAGGATGTGTATATAGCTCAGGGTGTAAGCCTACCGTTTGACCCTGTATATGAAGCGGAAAGATTAAAGAAATGGAATGACATGTATTACAAAATGCGTTATGAAATGATGAAGAAATATCGTCCAGATAAGGCTGAAAAATTTAATGACATTCAGACAGATATATTTGATTTCATATCTGAGTGAGGAGGTGCTATGGTTAAAATTTTAGAACTATTTGGAGGGATTGGAGCGCCACGTAAGGCGCTAGAAAATATTGGTGTAGATATCAAATCCATTGATTATGTTGAGATACTGCCATATGCGGTACAGGCATATAACTGTATTTTTGACAATGGATACAAGCCACAAGATATCAGAGTGTGGAACATGGATGTCGATATTCTTATTCATGGATCACCTTGTCAGGATTTCAGTAAAAACGGCTTGAATAACATAAATACAGGTAGAAGTATCTTGTATGAACGTACACTTGAAATCATACAAAAGGAGCTTTTAAGAAAACCTAAAGTAGTGATTTGGGAAAATGTCCCGAACCTCATATCACACAGACATATTGAACATTTTGACCATTATTGTGACACGATGTCTTCCTTCGGTTACACTACCTCATATGCCATTCTTAAAGCTTCTGGATATGGTTCTGCCCAAGCAAGAGATAGACTTTATACAGTAAGCATGCTTGATGCTAAATATCAATTTCCGGAACCACAGGCATTGGAGAAAGATATCCGGTATTATTTGGATTATGAAGCAGACTTTGAATTAAATACTTTATCTGAGAATGAGAAAAAATTGTTTTTTCGAAAAGATGGACAATTATGTGTAAGGGAAGCTACGAAGCTTGGATATAAGATTGTGGAGGAATTTGACACAGTTAATGTTGAATTTCCGAATAGTAAGACAAGGAGAGGGAGAGTAGGCCGGAAAGTGTGTCCTACATTGACTACCCATCCAAGAATTGCCATTTACTATCACGGAAAATTACGGATGCTGACAGCGTTTGAACATTGGCGTTTAATGGGATTCGATGATGCAGATTACTGGCGGAT